AAAATGACTTACTATACTGGTAATTGGGCTACAGATGTATTAAATAATTTTACAGAAAAACAATCTGAAAAGATATTTAAAAACATGGCTAAATATATGGACAAAGACAATGTACAATTTTTTCAAAAGAAGAATAAGAATATAGAAATTGGTACATGGTCAGAATATGGTGAGAATGAACCAGAGTCCATTACAAGTTATGATTACATCATTGTTAAGAGGGCTTAATGAGATTAATAGAAAAGATAAAACTTATTGCTAGCACACTTATGGTAGTGACCATATTTGCATTTAGTTTTGGTTTGTATCATCTATATCAAGATAGTCAAGCACAAGCTAAAGAACAAGAACTAGAACAAATTGTAGAAACTTTAGAAACAATTAATACTTACACTAAACCAGATTTTGAGAGAGCAAACAATCAAACATTTATTAATAGTGTAGGTGCATGTGTAAATTATATTTACAATACTACAACTGATGTAACGCCTGTAATATATGAAGTATTATTAGCACAGGCGGCTTTAGAAAGTGGTTGGGGTAATAGTAGATTTGCATTAGAGGGAAAGAACTTGTTTGGTATTAGAACTTATGATTTAAGAGAACCACATATGTTACCTAGTAACAATCCTAAAAAGTGGGGTGTTAGAGTCTATATGCATGAATGTGATAGTGTTCAACATTATATTGATATACTAAATAATGGTAGTGCTTATGATAAGTACAGAGAATTAAGGGACAAAGGTGTAGAAGATTCTTTACAATATGTAGAAACACTTGGTGCTTATGCTTCAGATAAAAACTATTTTCCTAAAGTAAAAAGTATCATTAAGAAGTTAAGAACAGAATACAATATACCACAGTTAGATTAGGACTTATATGCTTACAATACTAATAACATTTTTAAGTGCCATTTCTATATCTGTAATAGCCGCTGGTTATTCTATTATGGGATTGGCTACTTTATTCGCAGGTGCAGTTGTACCAATTATTGCTATGGGTAGTGCGTTAGAAGTTGGTAAACTTGTAGCCGCCTCATGGTTGTATAACAATTGGCACAATAAACTTGTACCAAAAACTATAAAGGCTTATCTTACATTTGCTGTTGTAGTTTTAATATTCATTACATCAATGGGTATATTTGGTTTTCTATCAAAAGCACACTTAGACCAAGTGCAACCAACATCATCAAATAATATTAAAATTGAATTGATTGATAAACAAATAAACCAACAAGAATTAATTATTACAAGAGCCAATAAAACTCTTTCATTGTTAGATAGTACATTAGAAAAATATGTTGACATGGAATATGTCACAAGAGGATTAAAAGAAAGAGAAAAACAAAAACCAGAACGAGACGCATTAACATTAGCAATTAATAATGCTAGTGATACGATTGCAGAATTAACAGATAAAAAAGGTACACTACAATTAGAACAAGATAAGATTGAGGCTGAAGTAGGACCTATTAAATATATTGCAGAATTAATATATGGTGAAGAGGCAAAAGACCATTTTGATAAGGCTGTTAGGTGGGTAATTATTGTATTGATATTTGTATTTGACCCATTGGCTGTATTATTATTGATAGCTGCTAATATATCATTGAGGAGTAGAAAAGTTGCAAAAGAAGAAGACGAAGCCAAAGTCCAAAAAGATTACCAAAAAGAGGCTACTAACGCAAAAGCTAGAGCGAAAAGAGTCAGAGATAGAGAAAAATTTTATAAAGGTATTCTTAAAAAAATAGGTGAGGGTAAAATGCAGACCAAGGATTATAACGAAATGCGTAAATTAGGTCTAAATCCAGACGAAATTCGTATAAAACTTGACCAAATTATGGAGTGGAACGACAAATAGGTGGTTGCCAAAGAGTATAAAATGTTATATAATGAACCTATGATTTCAGAAAGTTTAAAAGATAGACGAATCAAAAATGCAGAAAAAGCCTGTAGAGAATCAAGAACTGATTGGGCTAAAGATTTTTGGTTTAATGTCTTATCTAAATTATGTAAAAAGTATGACCGTATGGAATACTTTAGAAAGGTGATAAACTGATGAATGTATTTTATGTAGATAAACATCCAGTAAAAGCTGCTGAACAAATGTGTGATAAACATATTGTAAAAATGATTTTAGAATCAGCACAACTTTTATGTACTTGTCATAGAGTATTGGATGGTACAGAGTATTATGACAAGACCAAAAATGGTCGTAAGATTAAAAGGTGGAAACACCCTAACTCTAATTTAGAACCTATCTTATACAAAGCAGGTTGGGTAAAACACCCTAGTACAATCTGGTTGTTTGAAAGTGCATATAATTATATTTGGTTATACAAACATATGATGGCTCTCAATGAAGAATACAAAAAAAGATACAATCATACAGATGACCACTTAACAGTACAGAAACTAGGTGATATATTAAAACACCCTCCACAAAATGCTAAATATAATAAAATAGCTACAGACCCTAAACCAGCAATGCCTGAACATTGTAAAATACCAGGTGACGCAGTTGGTAGTTATAGAAAGTATTACATTATGGAGAAAAGAAGATTTGCTACATGGAAAAGTCCAGCAAAAATACCAGAATGGTACCAAGAAGGAGTAAAACAATATGCGTGATAAAATGATAGAAGCTTTAAAACAACATGCCATTGGCCACATTGAAAAACACAAAATGAATGTAGAAGTAATTTTACAAAAATCTGTGGGTATCGGTGAACATGGTGATGTATTAACTGAAGCAGAAAAAGAACTAAAGGTAATAGCAGAGTATGATGACCAATTAGAAATGCTAGAAAAATATTTTACAGTTAAGGATCCATTTAAAAGTTAATGCCAATTTATACTTTTGAGAATACAAAGACCAAAAAGGTCTATGATGATATGATGACTATTGCTGAAAAAGAAGAATTTTTAGCAAAGAATAAACATATCAAACAATTACTGACCACTATAAATATATCAAGTGGTGTTGTTGGTATGGGTAGTATGAAAAATGATGGTGGCTGGAACGACAATTTACAAAGAATTGCTGACGCTCATCCTACTAGTGAATTAGCTAATAGATATAAAAAGAAAAGTATCAAAGAAGTTAAAACAAAACAAGTGATTGAAAAACACCGTAAACGACAACAAGGGAAAAAGTAATGGCAGATATACCAGATTATTTACGAGAGTATGACCTTGACCAAGATTGGGGTTTTACACCAGTAAGTAAAGCACCAGAAGCGCCTACGGTAGATACTACTGTTATTGAAAATAACAATATTGAACTTGCTAAAGTCAAGTCAGATGTAAGCGATATTAAAAGTATGATGAATGAAATCATGCAAATTGTGGCTGAAAAAGACCAAGTAACAACAACACTAGAAAGTGAAGAAGTTACAAATAGATTTAAAGAGGCAGAGAAGTTAATTTTGCCTTTTTTGTATAACTTAATGAAAAGTGATGAACCTTATATACATTGGCCAAATAGAACACCAATTATTAAGGCACAAATAGAAAAGTTTTTACAGATAACAAGAGGTAAATAAATGCAAAAAAACTACGACAAATGCCTAGAGACTATTTTACACCATGAAGGCGGATATGTAAATCATCCTAAGGATCCAGGCGGAGAAACTAATTTAGGTGTAACTAAAAGAGTTTACGAAGAACATGGTGGCACAAAAGACATGAAAGACTTAACAGTTGAAGATGTTGCACCAATTTATAAAAAAGGTTATTGGGATAAAATGAAAGGTGATGAACTACCAGATGGTTTAGACCTTTGCGTTTTTGATTTTGGTGTTAATGCAGGACCAGGCAGAGCGGCAAAGTACCTACAAACAATGATTGGTACAGTTGCAGATGGTGGTATTGGACCAAATACTTTAGCAAAACTAAAAGAATATGTTGACGCTAATGGTTTAGCAAAGTCTATTGACAATTACCAAGAAGCAAGACAGGCTTATTATGAAAAATTAAGTACATTTGATACATTTGGTAAAGGTTGGACAAGAAGAGTTGATGAAACAACTCAATTAGCTAAGACTATGATTAGTTGAATTGATAAACCTTTTAAAGTTGAGCGTGACAAACTCAACGATATGTATGCCAAAAAAGGCATTTAAGGCTTGACAATAAGAGAATATGCGTATATAATATAGATATAAAATGAAAAAGGAATTGATATGACTAAAAACTTTGTACAACTAGATGAGAGTAAGTTACCTAAAACCAAAGGTAAAAATATTGATGGTTTTAGATTTTACTCAGTCGGCGATAAAAACTTTCCAAGTATTACAACCGTATTAGGTGCAATCCCAAAACCAGGTCTTGTCGCATGGCGTAAAAATGTTGGCGAAGAGGCAGCGAAATGGGAAATGAATCGAGCTGCTCGTAGAGGTTCAGCTACACATACTTTGGTAGAACAATATTTAAAAGGTGAAACACCGTCTATTCGTGATGTGTTGCCTTTAGGTATGTTTAGACTTTTAAAACCATACCTTGAACAGATTGACAATATTCATTGTCTTGAAACTATTATGTATAGTACCAAACTGACCGTTGCAGGTCAAGTTGATTGTATTGCAGAATACAATGGTAAACTATCTGTAATTGATTTCAAAACTGCTAATAAAGAAAGAGTTGATAGTTGGAACGAAAACTATTATATTCAATGTACTGCTTATGCAATTATGTATGAAGAATTGTTTGGTACACCTATTGACCAGATTGTAATTTTACAAGCAGGTGAAGATGGTTCTGCTAAGGCATTCGTAAAGAACAAAGCTGATTACGAACAAAAACTTGGTGACGCAATTAAAGGTTTCTATAAATATTATGAAGAGAAGACAAAAGGCATAAAGTCATAATGGTCTCTATAAGGAGATACCATGCTAAAGTATATAGCTATATTAGTCTTTGTAATATCATCTTGCACATTTAGTTTTAAGACACAAGCTGAAGAAAATTATGAGTTTTATGGTTCACATGCACCTATAATTTGTGGTACAAGTAAAGAAGTTTTAAAATTTGCAGAAAAAGAAGAGTGGATACCATTTACAATATCTTTTGGTAAAGTAGGTGGTGATGAAAATGGAGAGATTGCATTTATTGTAACAACTTGGATTAAACAAGGAACTACACAACAAATGGTAACAATGCAAGCTCCCAACGGAACCGAATCGTGTATATTATACATAAGTTTTGACGCTACAGTAAATCCAGATTTATTGTCAAAGGGTTTAAACTTATAAAAAGAATTAGTCGTTGACGACAATTATGGTAGACATACTGGACGAGGGTGCGATTCCCTCCAGCTCCACCATAACTACATGAAGAGATTAACACAGACAATTTTCATGTAGTTTTGATGGGGCTGAACTAGGATCGACAGGTGTTGAGAAAATTGTAAGAGATTAATAGGTGGCAACCTTTCATGCTAATTAAACGCAAACGATAATAACTTTGCATTAGCAGCTTAGGCTGTTTAGGGTTTTGTGGATTGTACCTCGTAACAGAAACAATCCACGCTTTACAAATTTAACAACAAGTGATATATTAATAATATGAATAGCAAAGAATTTAGTTTAATTATAGAGGGTGTTGTTAAAGAAAAAAGACCAATATCTTACATGGACGCAATACTATGGTATTGTGAACAGAATCAAATCGAAGTCGAAACAGTTGGTCGACTTATCTCAAAAGCACTAAAAGAAAAAATACAAGTTGAAGCTTCAAATGCTAAACTTTTGAAAATTGAGGAGACGGGAAAATTACCAGTATGAACATTGAATTGATTGATAAAATGGGTAGTGACTTATCAGTTGTAAATGCAGCTCGTGTATCATTTAATAAAAAGAAAAGTGAGTTTGATGAGAAAGATGAAAAATTAATTAAGTATCTTGCTGAACATGACCATTGGTCACCTTTTGGTCATACCACTTTACAGTTTTTAATCAAAGCACCTGTGTTTGTTGCAAGACAATTAGTAAAACACCAAGTTGGTTTAGTGTGGAATGAAGTAAGTCGAAGATATGTAGATACACCACCAGAGTTTTATGTACCTTTTATTTGGCGTGGTGCACCAGAAAATAAAAAACAAGGTTCGAGTGAGAAAGAAATAGAGTTTGATATTACAGATGTGGTACAGGCATGTAAAACAGTTTATAATGATATGATTGAAGAAGGCATTGCTCCTGAAATGGCTAGAATGGTTTTACCACAAAACATGATGACAGAGTGGTACTGGACAGGTTCAGTAATGGCATTTGCTCGTGTATGTAATTTAAGAAATAAACCAGACTCACAAGAAGAAACAAGAATGATAACCCAACAAATGGCAAAACATTTAAAAGACCATTTTCCAATTAGTGCAAAGTATTTGTTAGATGAAAAAGTATAAAGACAGAATTGATGATTTTTTTAAATGGGTAAAAGGTACTGAACTTGTCGAGTTAGATGACATTGATGTATCAGAGGATCCTGTTAGACCAGAGTTGACACTCGGTTTTAGAATCACTCATGGTAGAAAGATATTTGGTCTAAAATATAATGATGAAATTGAAGCAATTGTATGTACAGCATTTTGTCCTGAAGTACCATTTACAGTAAGAGAAATGGATTACATGTCGCAGGCTGCCAATCAAGATGGTCAAAGAGGTTCAATTTGTGTTGCATATACTGTATGGTCTAGGAAAAGAGGTGCAGGTAAAGAGATTATTAAAAAACTTGCCGAATGGGCTGATACACAAAATTTTGAAAGATTGGTAACTTTATCACCACTTACACCTATGGCTACACACTTTCATATTAGAAATGGTGCAAAACAGGTACATATTAATGAAGAGACACAAAATTTTGAATATAAATTATAATTATGTATGGTGGATTTGATGTATTTAAAACTTACTTGGCTGTTAAAAATCATTTTACTACCGATTATGATTACAATAAGTATGGTGGAAGAGTTACAGCAAAGTTGGAAAGCTTTACGAAACGGCCAGATAGGTACTTTTTTCATAAACTTTCTAAAAGATATAATGAGCGAGACATATTGGATTATTTTGTTTCTAATTTTGCTCTTGATGGTAATAAGTGGGTTGGTAATATTGTAGGCAATGAAGGTTCTGAGAATTATACCAAGTGGCGAAAGTATAAAGAGTCGTTTGACTATCATTTTAGAAACGATTGTGTATCTATCAATAATGACCTTAGCAACCGTGGCATTTCTTTTAATGATGGTTTTCTCGTTAATTCAGGCCAACATCCTAGAATTTTACGATTACATATTCAAAAGAAAATACACATCCAGACCACCGTCATTCTTGATTCAGTATTATCGTTTAGCAAGGTATGGAATAAAGAAATTGATGAAAAAGTTGTATGGCCTAAAATCGCACATACGCTTGCCAAATTAAAACCATTTGTGATATATAATGAAACACAAGTAAAACTAACATTAAAAGATGTATTTGTAAATGAAAGAGATTAAACCAATAGACGAAAAATTAGATGAAAAGATTGCTAAATTAAATAGTAGTAGAGTATATAAAAAGATAACACCAAAAGGTGACTTATCTTGGTATATTAAATGGGCAAGTAGTGTGCTGTTGATTATTGCTATGGTAATGACTTCAGTAAATATTTTTCCTTACAACTTGTATCCTGCAATTCTAGGTATGACAGGTTGGTTAATTGTAGGATTGCTATGGCACGATAGAGCGCTGATAGTATTAAACGCAATATCTATGGCTATCTATGCTATGGGTATTATTAATAGTTGGATAGGACAATGATAAAGACAATTAAAGATTTTTGGTTATCATCTTACGAATCAGATAAGGTGGCATTTTACTATGAGTTAGTAAGTTTTATTTTTATTGTAGGTGCAAGTATGACAATGGCATTTACAGCAGATAATCCAGATATGAGATACATTTATCCAGGATACTTTTTAGGAAGTTTGACAGCCGTATATGCACACTATCGTAGAAAGTTGGCATGGCCTACAATGTTAGTAAGTTATTTTACAATCGTAAATGTGTTTGGTTGGACAGTAGCAATGGGGTGGTTTTGAAAAGAGTTTTTTGTATAGGCAATGGTGAAAGTAGAAAAGGTTTTGACTTATCAAAGTTAAGACAGTTTGGTAACATTTATGGTTGCAATGCATTATACAGAGACTTTATGCCAGATGTATTGACTGCTGTTGACCATGGTATTATGCATGAGATATATCATGCTGGTGTAGCACAAAAGATACCTTGTTATTTTAGAGATTGGACTAAAGTGCCTGCTATGACATATGAACCAATGATATATGGTGGTATGGAAAAGTTAGAAGCCGACAATCATCTAAAAGAAATATTAGTTTCAAATGAAAGAAACAATGCACAAGAATATGTTATGCATGGTGCTAAACTATCTGGTATTGTTGACATGATAAAAAGAAACGGTGAGAAATATAAAAAGAATATTAACAACGCACAAATTAAAGTGTCATGGATACAGGATCCAGATTATTCACATAGTATAGCAGATTTAGAACCATATCCCGGTCAAGTGACAGGTGATTTTGGTTGGGCTTGTGGTGCTAGTAGTGCTTATGTATCTGTGCTAAGAGAAAAACCTGATGAAATCTATATGATAGGACATGATATTAATAGTACAGATAATCATGTCAATAATTTATATAAGAGTACAAAACATTATGTCGCAAAAGAAAATGGTCCAACACCAGGTGTTAATTGGATTAGACAATGGCGAACACTTATGGATTGGTACCCCAATATCAAGTTTTATAAAATTAACAGATTTAATGACGGCCGTGATAAGGTCAATGGTCCTATTTCTGAATGGGACGGTAAACAAAATTTAATATACGCTGATTATTCCACGCTTGACAATCTAGCGTAAATGGTGTATATTAATAAACAATGCGTAACAATTTTACAATTGCAAGTGTATTATTCTTTCTGGCTGAATATAGCTTAAGAGGGCTAAAGGCATGGGCATGGAGGGTTACGGCCGAGTGGCTGAAGACACCATGTTTAGTTTTGAGTAGGGACTATCTTTCTCATAGATGGACTCTTCCCGGAAGATTGTGGGTGCGTTCCAACTAATCCCACGAAAGACGCATTGTTTAATTATTAGAGGATATTATGAAGCAACATACATTTAAATTTAGAACTGGTGATACAGATGAAATTGGTGGCTGTTCATTTATTGGCGGCTCATGGGTAGATAAAACTACAGATGAATTATTTAAAGGCAAAAGAATTTTATTGTTTAGTTTGCCTGGTGCATTTACACCAACATGCTCTGGTCAACAATTACCAACTTATGATAATATGTTCCTAGACTTCAAAGAAAAGGGTATTGATGATGTATATTGCATATCTGTAAATGACGCCTTTGTAATGAATGCTTGGGCAAGAGATTTAGGAATAACACAGGTTAAAATGATACCAGATGGTTGTGGTACATTTACAAGAAACATGGGAATGTTAGTAAATAAACCAGCACAAGGTTTTGGTATGAGGTCTTGGAGATACGCAGCTATTATAAATGATGGTGAAGTTGAGAAGATGTTTGAAGAACCAGGTTTTAACAACTTTTCAGATGATGATGACCCATATGAGGTTTCTACACCTGAAAATGTAATGAATTATTTAACGGCAGAGACTATAACTGTTATAAATAATACTGATGGCGATTATACAGCCAACACAAAGACAACGAACACATAAAATACAAGGAGAAAAATTATGGATTTTGAAAGTCTAAAAAAGTCGTCAAGTAACTTTGACGCAATCACAAAAGCTCTGGAAACAAAACTTGCTCCAGAAGACCAATCAAACAAAAACAAATACCAAGATGACAGGTTGTGGAAACCTGAACTTGATAAAACAGGTAACGGCTATGCTGTTATTCGTTTTCTACCTGCCTCTAATGGTGAAGAAATGCCATGGCAAAGAGTATGGTCACATGCCTTTCAAGACAAAGGTGGTTGGTATATTGAAAACTCATTAACAACTCTTAATCAAAAAGACCCGGTGTCTGAAGAGAATACAAGACTTTGGAATACTGGTGTTGATAGTGACAAAGAGATTGCTAGAAAGCGTAAGAGAAAATTATCTTACTATTCTAACATCTATGTTGTTAGTGACCCAAAACATCCTGAAAATGAGGGTAAAGTTTTCTTGTTTAAGTTTGGTAAAAAAATCTTTGATAAGATTACTGAAGCAATGCAACCAGCTTTTGAAGATGAACAAGCAATTAACCCATTTGATTTTTGGAAAGGTGCAAACTTTAAACTAAAAATCAGAAAAGTTGATGGTTATTGGAACTATGACAAATCTGAATTTGAGGGTGTGTCGCAAGTAAAAGAGTCAGATGACGAAATCAAAGCGATATGGGAAAAACAATACCCTCTAAAAGCATTTGTTGACCCTAGTAATTTTAAGACCTATGACGAACTCAAAGAGAAACTGAATAGGGTAATTACGGGTACGCAAAGCACGGTAACAGTAGACTCTGTAGACCTCCCACCACAGACTACAACTTCCGTGGAAATGCCAAAGGTAAGCGAATCTAAGCCTGCTAGTGACGAGGATGATACCCTCGACTATTTTAGTAAATTAGCAGACGAAGATTAATCCTTTCTCTCTCTTTACCGAAAGCATTGACCCTTAGCGAGAAATCGCTAAGGGTTTTCTTATAAATAGTGGTATGGCAATTGATATATTTGAACCACTAAAAGATTTACAAGGTAACAAACAAAAGGGTGCTAATTGGTACAGAAATGCTGTATCACTTATTGCAGATAGAACTAGCCCTAGTGAGTTGTTTGCCTCAGGTAAATTATTAGGTAGACCTAGTGCTGGTCGTATGAGTATGTTCTTCTATGACCCTAAAACAAAAGCACGATTACCATATTATGACACATTCCCTTTAGTATTACCTATAGAACCAGCGAAAGGTGGTTTTATTGGTTTAAATTTTCATTATTTGCCTTATGGTGCTAGATTTGCATTTTTACAACAATTACAATCATATGCTAGTAATGCAAAGTTTGACCAATCAACAAAAATTCAAGCTTCGTATAATGCAATAAAGAACAATAAATATACAAAAGCAAGTATTAAGAGATATTTGTACTCTCATGTAAGGTCAAACTTTTTAAGAGTAGATGTAAACGAGATGGCATTAGCAGCTTATTTACCAGTAGCACAGTTTCAAGGTGCAACAATTGGTTCTGTTTTTGCAAAAAGTAGGAAAACATTTTAATGGCAAAATTAGGCGACCCAACAGATTTCAGTTATCGAGTTAAAAAGGTAACAAAAGTGGTAGACGGTGATACTATAGATGTAACACTTGATATGGGATTTGATATTTTATATCAACAAAGAGTTAGACTATTTGGTATTGATACACCAGAATCAAGAACTAGAGATAAAGTAGAAAAAAAATATGGTTTACTATCTAAAAAATTTCTACAAGAACAATTAAAGAATGCTAAGAAAGTTAGTATTAAAACTTACAAAGGTGATGAAACAGGTAAGTTTGGTAGAATACTAGGTGATGTTTTTATTGATGGCAAATCAGTTAATAGTTTGATGTGCCAAAAAGGACATGCAGTAGAATATTATGGTCAAAGTAAAGATGATGTTGAAGCTGCACATTTAAAAAACAGAAAAAGGCATAAAGTATAATGGCAATTTTAAGAGGCGGTAGAAGAATAGGTAATTACGATATCAGAATAGGTATGCCTAGAGATAGGTCACTTGTTGATGTTGCAAAAGACCCTAGATTAAAAAGACAGCCTGGTGGTGCAGGTACAATACAAAGATTTCTTGCACAAGTAAATCAAGGCGAAGGTTTTGCTAGGTCAAATAGATTTATTGTCAGAATAAATCCTCCTGTAAAAATTGAAACTGATAACAATAAATTACCACCATCACAACGATTTAGCGGGCAGCCTAACAATGAGTTACAAGGCACAACAATGATTGAAAATGTTGATATGATGTGTAACAAAGTTACTATGCCTAACAGAGACATTGCCACAGCACCACACTTGATGTATGGACCAAGAAGAGAAATGCCATATGCTTATCAATATTCTGCTAATGTAGAATGTACATTTTATGGCGACAAATTTTTAAGACAAAGAATGTTTTTTGAAAACTGGCAGAAAAAAATTATTGACATAAAATCACACAATTTAGATTACTATGACAATTATGTTGGTTCTATGGACATTATGCAATTAGGTCAATTTGATAGCAAACAAGATGATGACGCTAGAGTTACATATGCTGTTAGATTATTTGAAGTTTATCCACAAACGATTGGTTCATTTGATTTAGGGCATGGTAATAATAATCAAATTACCGAAGTGCCAGTAACTTTAAACTTTAGAACATGGGCTAATTTAACAATTGATGATATTGCAAGTGCTACAGTTGGTAAATCAGAGGGTGATGTGCCTACAATTAAAGCAAGTAAAGATTTCGGATTGTTTAGTGGTATATTGGGTAAACTACCACCAGAATTACAAAGAGCTGGTAGAGATGTATTACAAACAACAAGAAGAAACCTACCTATTGGTAGAGTTACAGGTGGTAGATTATTTCCGCCATTTGGATAAAATTAAATTATAAAGGAGATATATTATGGCATTGCCTATATTAGAAACAGCGACATATGAGTTGACCTTACCATCAGCAGATGTGGTTGTAAAGTATAGACCATTTCTTGTAAAAGAGGAAAAGGTCTTATTACAGGCGTTAGAATCGAGTGATGATGTTGAAATAAAAAATGCAATTAAAGATATTGTATCAACATGTACATTTGGTCAACTAGACGCAAGTAAATTACCTACATTTGATTTAGAATATGTGTTCTTACAAATTAGGTCAAAATCAGTTGGTGAATTAGCAAAAGTTAGATTACTTTGTCCAGATGATAAAGAAACTCATGTTGAAAAAGAAATTGATTTATCAAAAATTGAGGTTCAGGTTGATGATGAACACTCAAATGAAATAAAAATTAATGATAATGTAAAAATGATTATGAAATACCCTACTATTGACACAGTTGACCCTAAGTTGAATGTAAAGGGTATGAAGACACAACAAGTTTTTGATATGATTACTGGTTGTATTCATTCAATTATTGAAGGTGAAAAAGAACATTTTGTTAAAGATTATACAAAAGAAGAACTAAACAATTTTATTGAAAATTTAGATAGAAAATCTTTTGATAGTTTAAATAAGTTTTTTGATACTATGCCTCAATTGAGACATGAGATTGAAGTAGAGAATCCTAAAACTAAAGTGAAAAGTAAAGTAGTGTTGAAGGGAGCGCAAGATTTTTTCGTATTGCCCTCTCTCACGACAGCTTAGAGAATTACTTTAAGGTGAATTTTGCGTTAATGCAACATCATAAATATTCTTTAGCAGAGCTAGAGGGTATGCTACCTTGGGAGAGGGAAATATATGTGGATTTATTAGTCACCCACATAAAAGAAGAAAACGAAAAAGCAAGAGAACGAGAGAGAAGGAAATAATGGCTGAACAAACTAAAAAAGTCAACCTAGAATTAGAGATTGACACAAATACAGTTGATAGTAGTAAGAACAAATACCAACCATTAATTGATATGGCAAGAGCTGTTGACGCATGGAGAATATTTCCAAGATTGTTTTTAACAGTTTACATCATATTATTATATAAATGTGTAATATGGTATATGAACTTGGCTGCTCCAACTATGGAACAAAGTGGGTTAATCAGTATCGTAGTAGGTGCTGGCGCTGCCTGGTTTGGTCTATACACAGGAACAAGTAAAAAGAGTAAATAATGTCAACTCAAAACGCCTTACAATTAGCATCCACTATTCAAACAAAAGTTGGTGCGTCACTAATAAGCGCACAAAACTTATTACCTAGAGATGAATCTGCTGGTGTAATAACTCAAGCTGGTGCTTCTAGTTTAGGTGTTTTTTTATTAAAAGATTTATATGACATGCAACAAAGAACATTTAGGTGTGTTGAAAAAGTTGCAACTATATTACAATCACAATTAGATTTAGCTGAAGAAGCAGAAAGACGAGAAAGAGACCAAGCTGCTGAACTAGCAAAAGAAAATAAACCAAAAGGTTTTATAGGACCTCCTGTTCCAGATAGCGGTCTTGACACATCTAAATTAGAAGACGCTATGGATGCTAGTAAACTATCTTCATTATTGACGGCAGGTCTTACAACAGCTTTAGTATCAGGAAAAATTTTAAAAGATTTTGGTAAAAATCTAGGTAAAAAATTATTAAAAGGCACAATGTATGCCGCTATTGCAGGTTTTATTGCTGACCCTATCATTAATTATGTTGAAAATGAATTTGATTTAGATTTAACTGATGAGGCGAAAAAAGAAATAAAATTAAGTATGGTTGGTGCAGCTGCAGGTTTTGGTCTTGCAGGTATACCAGGTGCTATAATTGGTGCTACAGCGCCTATGATTGCAAAAGTAGGTTCATATATTGCAGGTTCTTTAAACGCAACAGAAATAGATGATAGTTCATTTGGTGGTACAGCTATTGGTGGAGCTGCCGCTGCCATGTTTGCAACAGGAAAATTAGGTGCATATATTAAAGGTGGTGGATTAGCAGCCTTTGGTGCTAAGACAACATTTGGTGCAGCTCTTATGTCATTACCTGTTATAATTGGTGTAGGTTCTGCTGTAGCATTAGGTGTTGGTGCAATGTTTATTGCTAAAAAAGTTGATGAGTACCAAGAAATGGCATTGAAGAAATTAGGAGAGACAACAGCAAAATTAGATAGAGAAATGGGTGAGTGGGCTGCTAGAGAAGAAGAAGGTTTGTTTGAAAGATTTGGTATCAACCTAGGTCAGTTATCAGCATTAGGCGAGGCACAAGTAGCGGCTGCTGAAGCAAATGAACAGGCAGGTCAGAATATAGAAAAATTTACTGCTGATACTGCTACACAAACAAAATTAACGGCGTTAGTTGACACGATTGCAAATTATAGTGATGACGCTTTAAAAACTATTTTAACAGATAATACCAAAGCGAGTAACTTCTTTTCAACTGTAGAATCATTAAAGGCAGTTGCAGCTAAAGGTGGTTTTGGTGAAGAGAGTGGTGTTATATTTACAAAATTAGCATCATTTAGTGATAGAGTACAAAACTATGCTCAAAAACTTGTAGACCAAGGAGTTACAGGTGGTAAAGTTTCAGCAGCTGCTAGAAACATAGTGGGTATAGGTGGTGACCAATTAGAAAATATACCACAATTAGAACAACAAAAAATAGATACTGAAAAAGAGTTACAAACAAAAAGATTAGAGTTAGAACAAGCTAAAAAAGATTTGATAGACGCTGAAGCTAGAAACACAAATAAATTTTTTGATACAAAAGAAATGAATGATTTACAATCAATCATTAGAAAACTAGAATTTGAAGTTGGTACAGATAATAGAAGGGGTAGTCTTGAAAGTAAAATAATGATGATAGATAAAAGACTACAAAAATTTGGCACAACAAATGGACTATTATATAATTTAGACCAATTAAGAGAAATTATGTCAGATGAAGAGTTATCCGATTTAATTCAAAGAAGTGTTAATCAACAAGGTGGCGAGTTTTTACTAGAACAAAACGCAGCTAACAATAGAGATTCAGCTATGGTTAATAATGTTGTTGTTGAGGGTAGCTCATCACAAACCACTATAGGTGGCAAAACAGAAAACTATGTTGGTAAATTAAATACTAGTAGTGATTTTTATTTTGATAGACTATCACATGGTCTAGGATTTTAATATTGACCAAGGTCTTTTTCGGTAATAATCTTAAATTGCATACCATTATCTTCACAATAAGCTTTAGCTGCATTCCACTTAGCTTGATTTTTAATATACTCAAATGATTCACGCATATACGATTTTGTTTTCTTTTTTGGTGCTTTGGGTTTTACTGCTTGGCGGGAGGGTTTTATCTCAATCATGTACTTATCATTATTCACCGTCTTTACAACAAAGTCAGGAAAATATCTATGATATTTTTTGTCTAGCGGGTTATAATATCTAACAGGCAATTCTTCACTTGCCCAAAATTGTATATCTTCATTGAGGTCACAATAACGCATGAACCGTCTTTCTAATAGAGACCGATACACGATTTGTTTGGTATTGCCTATGTATTTCTTAGGATTGGTTGGTCTGTATAAACCCTTATAACTCTTTCTCATATATCACCTATAATCTATATAAATATTACTAACTAAGGATTATTTATACATGGCATTTAAATCACTAAAAAATCATATAGGAAGTCTAGCAACATCATTCGCTGCCGATTTGGTAAGTGATTTTGTAAATCAAGGTACTCAAAAAGACGCAGGTAAAGTATCAGCTCAACTGTTGAAAAAAGGTCCATTTGATATACCACTCAGTCCTTCACAAAGATTAAGACAAAATCCTTTATCTTTTAGTGCTGTTCAATATCCACTTGACTTAGGTAGTAATGAACTTGGGCACTACATATTGTTTGAATCGGGGTTTTTAAAATATGAACCACAACAAGATAGCATGTTTGAAGCCGCTTCATCTACAAAACCCGGCACAGCTTCACAAGAACAAATTACAGGTAAAATACCAACAGGTTCTATTTCAA